AACCATGCTAGCGATATTTGCAGCAAGATCCGTGAAAGTAAGGGCGTCAGAAGCAGAAAGGGTGGCAGCAAAAACACCAGTTGCGGTGTCAATAAATGTTATTGAGTCAGATGCACTGGCAGATGCTGCGAATGTTCCTGCTGCGATTTCTGTAAAGGTTAATGTGTCGGATGCGCTGTTAAAATAGGCAGTGCCACCAGCGGCAACTTCCGTGAAGGTGAGGGTGTCAGATGCTGCCCCAAGGAAGTTGTAGGCGATATTGGCCGCATCAAGGAATGCCAGTGCGTCAGAAGCCGAGACCGAAATGCCCGTCACCCCAACCCCGGTATCAGCCAAGGTCAGGGTATCAAAAGCAGACAGAAGGGCCGCAAGCGTGACGGCGGCTGTGTCGCTCAGGACAAGGGCGTCAGAGGCCGAGGCAACACCCGCAAGGGTGCCTGTGGCAGTATCAGACAATGTAATGGCATCAGACACACTCTCAGCGTAATAGGCATTAGCAAGGCCGCTAAAAGACGCTCCGCTGAAAGGGTAGAAGCCAAACATCTATCCTACTCCGCTGGCGCGATTGTCAGTTCCCCGGCAGCAACCAGGGCCATGATGTTCTGGTAATCCGTGTTGGCTGGGTCCAACGGCACGAAACTGGTCACGCCGTTGATGTCAACGCGGATGTCGTTGTTGACGCCGTTAAAGGCGATGTATTGGGCGTTTGTGTACATGGCTTATAGCTCGATGTCGGCGCTATACTGGGCTTCAAGAGCGCAGTCATTGGCAACACTGTTTGTTGCGGAAAACCGCCCCCTAGATGCCGTAAGATTAACCCACGCTCCGGCGTTCATGTTAGAACTTGCCAGAGTACTAATCAAGGTCATGGTCGGGGCTGCTCTCATCGCGACAGGCCAATTCACAGAACAGTAGAAAGTTCTGTTGGTAGCTGTGGGGGTCGCTCCCCCACCAATTGCAACAAGCACATCACGATTGTAATACCTCTGACACAACGCCAACTCCTGCCCATACTGCCGCCGCTCAAAAGGCGTGGCGGCGGTGCCGACTTCGAGTTGGACGCCGGTGATATAGAAGGTTGCGCCGTTGGTGCCGACAATAGAAACCGATCCCGTAGCGCCTTCATAAAGCGCAGCTTGCCAAGACCCAGCCGTTCCAAGAAATGTTGATCCGCAACCCAAATTGAAACCAACATAAATGCCAGCGCCGTTTGTGGTGCTATATGTTCCAGTCGTGTCACCCGCAATCGTTACAGAAATCTGCGTCCATGTGTTTGCAGACGAAACCGTAAACGTGAATGGATAAGAACGGGTGAGATTGCTATTTCCAAAAAAACCACTGTGCGTTCCAGTAATACTAGAACGGACCCAAAAAGAAACAGTAACAGATTTGGCATTTGCAGTTCCCCAAGCCAAATCTGAAATGTTGTAGCCTTCAATCACTTGACCAAGCACAAATACGTCAGATGCAGCAGCGGAAAATGCAGACAAGGATGTGAAGCCAGCATAGTTAGAAAAACCCGCTGGTGGCGTCACGCTTCCTTGATTTTGTTGAAAGCTAAACTTCCCTGATTGGGAGCCGTAATAGTAAAACCGATCAACCGTATAAGTTGAGCCAGAACCCAAAGATGCTATTGCCGCCCCAGCATTCCGCTGGTCAATCCGCATATCGCCATTGATAATCCGGTTCCGCAGAAAACTGCTGTTCGGCACCGGGGTTCCGGCAAACGTGGCATTGCCGCTGCTGTCCAGCACAATGTTATTGCTGGCGGAGGATGCGTGCTTGAGGTTGGTGGCGGCGAGTGTGGACATGGTTAAACTCCTAACGCGGCCTTGATCTCATCAGGCGTGGCAGCAGCTTCAATCTGATCCTGCATAGCAGAATACTTGGTCCGAATGGCAGCGCGAGCCGCTTCAGCAGCCACAGCATCAACGCCAGGGATTTGCTTCATGATGATTTCATCATGCGGCTTGAACTCCTCCGCACGGGCCGCACGTCGCATATCATGCGCGATAGCCTTGGCCTTGGTGATGTCAATTCGGATCATTGATTTTCCTCCACATAGGTCCATGCCCCCCGAAAAAGCCGATCTGACGGGATGTCAGCGACATCCACTATCTTGAATGGCTTGCCCTCCGGCACATCCTTAGCGGCAATTTCTTCAATCGTGAGGCCGCATTCGGGGGCTGGAATAATGATAGCAACTCCGCCTTCGTCTGTGGGATAGATGATGCGTTGGTTCATGGTTGGCTCCTATCGAAAAGCAGCAAAGGTTACTTGAGGTGAATCTTGAACTGAAAAACCTGTAATATAGACAGTTCTTATTCGGCAAGCAGATGTTGTCTGTAGTGCGCCAGAATAGCCACCTACTTGTACTGTCTGATTACCATCATTATTAGTATCGTTTTTTGCACACGCTCCTACCGAAGAGTAATTTGCGTCTGGCATGGCATTGGTAAAATTCACTGTATAATCACCAACTCCATTGTCAGTAATACTAGTGACATTACCACTGGATCTAATTGCTACTACACCGGTACCATTAAAATTTACCCAAGCTCGGCATCCATACGCCGTGGCAGCGGAGCCATAGCCGGAGTTGAATAAAAAGTTGCCGCTGCTGTCAATGCGCGCACGTTCATTGTTGCCGTTAGTATAGAAAACAAAATTATTATTATTGGTGTCGTAAAGAACACGGCCCAAGAAATCAGTTCCGTCGCCTTTATTGAAGTCTAAATATGCTGCTGTAGTTCCACAAAATTCCATAGAAGCATAACCACCAAAGGCACCAAGGTGAAGTCCGTCCCCGCCCGTGGGGAAAGGCGCTGCACTAGCGCCAACGACATGAAGCCTGGATTGCGGCGAACTCGTCCCAATACCCACATTTCCGCTGCTGTCGATGCGCATTGCCTCAGAGCCGCCTTCACCAAAGGCAATCGTATCGGCGGCGGGGAAGAATATCCCCGTATTCGTGTCGGTGCCTTGCACAGCCGGGGTGGAGGCAGAGCCGTCAACACCCGCGATACCTGTGGAGCCTGAGATTGTCAGCGGCATAGCCTACCCCTTCACAATGTTCACAATGCGCGAATTATCCTCAAGCGCGACAAATTCATGCGGATCATTAGGCTTCCAATCAGCCACATCACCCGCCGTTAAAACCCGCTCCCAGCCATTGCCGTGCGCCTTGAAGCTGCCACGCGCAACCACGGTGATATGCACATCACCTTCGCCATGCTGGTGCATGGGCAGCACATCACCAGCAACGGGAAAGTCAAACACAGTCCCGTTCAATTTACCAAAGGTGATGGGCTTTGTTTGCAACATCAGATCACCGTGGGGCCTTCTGATGGCACGGCAGGAGCTTCAGGCTCTGGCGCAGGCGGGTTAGGATCAACAGGCGCGCCGTCAACCCACAGCCAGCCAATATCCATTGGCCCATCCCACTGATGCAATTCGCACCCTTCAGGCGGCGTGTATGGCGTGACACCATCCCAATCAACGACATTCACGATCACGCCGTTCTGCACCATTGCGTAATTCATGACCTTATTCTCCGCATAAAACTTGATCAATTCCTCTGGTGATGGAGCGCCAGGAGGCGCAAGCATGGAGAGCAGCATTAGCTATACTCATACACGATGATGTAGCCTGCGCCGCCAGCCGCTCCTGAATTTCCTGCGGCACCTCCAGCGCCAATAGTCACAGTTTCAGTTGCACCGACTGTTGTTGTGTATTTAATACAAAGTTCCCCCTGACCACCACCTCCGCCAACATATTGAAACGGGCCATCGGATGCAGAGCCGCCAGAAGCGCCGCCTCCTCGAACACCTGCAACAGCGGTGGCTCCCGTGCCTCCTGGGCCGCCACCTTCTCCACCACCCGCCCCCCTTAAAACTTCATTAACACTGGCGGGATCTTTCGAATAACCACCAGTTCCAGGAGCGCCTTTGATTGCAATAGTTGCGCCGGTGCCACCAGTTCCGCCAGCACCCCCATTGGCAGCATTAGATGGATTCGCAGAATTACTAGAGCCGCCGCTTCCTCCCACAGCAGAGACATGAGAGCCAAATGATGTAGTTCCACCAGTAGAGCCATTATTAATTTTCCCTGATGAACCACCACCACCACCACGAGCCACCACAACCGCCGTGGTAACGCCAGCCGTGCGCGTGTAGGTGCCGGATGAGGTAAAGACCTGGACGTTCTTGAGAGCGCCTGTTGAAGATGCAGTTTGCCACGAAGGCGCAGCGGCAGAACCATTGGAGGTCAATACCTGACCCGAGGTGCCGTAGTTTGCGCCTTGAAGCCCAATCTGCCCGGCAGGGCCAATGCGAAAATCCTCTGTGCCAGCAGCGGAAATTGCCACCGTATCGGCGGCAGGAAAGTAGATACCAGTGTTGGTATCTCCGGTGGTGGTGATGCTTGGCGCAGCAGCACTGCCAGCAGCAAACTCAATAGTAGAGGCGCTGGTTGTTGTGACCATGGTGCCAGTGGCAGCAGGGATGGTGACTGTGAAATCACTCGCCGTGCTGGGCGTGGTCAGAGTGACGCTGCCGCCACCTGTGGAGGAAAGTTTTACGGGCATATCACACCACCGTCCAAGTTGAGCCTGAAGGAACGGTCACAGTCGCGCCGCTCGCTACAGTAATCGGCCCCGCCGTCATGGCGTTGTAATTGGTTGGGATTGTATAATTCGCAGATACAGTTGTTGGGTTCACAAAGAACGTGCCAGCAACATCTCCATTTACTGTTAGCTTAGAGCCAATGGTTGTAGTCCCAATCCCCACGTTGCCAGACGTATCCAGGCGCATCCGCTCGGAGCCGCCTGTGTAAAACGTCATGGGGTAGTAGGTGCCAGTTCCATTTATGCCAGAAGTCAAACGAACATCTGACGTATCTGAACCAGCCCTAAGTTGAGCAAAAGATGCGTTGCCTGGGTCTGGCCCTCCAAAAGCATTAAAGGCACTGTTGGCTCCCGTTGCATTTGGGATGGTGCCAACTGAGGTACCGCCGCCTGCGGTTGTGGTTTGAAAAAATACACGATTGCTTTGTGTGCCGTTACTAAAGTCACCCGTAATGCGCTGCGCCGTGCTGCTGAACGCAAGGTTGCCGGATGCAAGATCAAGCTTCGCGGTTGGGGTTCCCGTCCCTACGCCAACATTGCCGGAAGCATCTACCACAAACGGGCTGCTATCAGGATTGGCGCTATCTTCGACCAACAGCGCATTGCCAGCGCCTGTTTGGGTAATGCGAAGGGCCGCTGAAGAACTATTTACCTCAATCAGATTGGGCTGATCTTCAACATTCGTTTTGCTAGCAGGAAGGCTGATGAACACATCCTTGGTGCCAGCGCCAAAGGTGACAACGCTGCCGCCATTGCTGGATGATAGAATAGTGGTGCGCGCCAATGTAGATGGGCTGGTGAATGTACCAATACCCACTTCCCAATTAGCCCCACCTTGGTCGGCAATGGTGTAGTATGTGGTATCGCTTGTTGCCATAACAGACGCAAAGGTCTGATAGCCAGTTACTGCCCCAGCAAGCGTGAAGTTTCCCGTGCCTGTGCTTACGCTGCTTTCACGAACCCGGTCTGCAATCACAAAGGCCATATCAGTTGATCCTTATAATCGCGCTGAGATCAGTGATCTGCGGGAACTGAACGCTAAAGCTATTGTTCACAGCAAACCGGGTGGTCCCGAAATCAAGAACCAAGCACACTGGGTTTGTGTATGTGTGAGCAGGGGTGGTGTTGTAGATCAAAGCACCACGCGCCGAGAACGAAGCGCCAGCCCATGTGGCGGTCTCAAACGAACAAACCCCAGCCAGATTGTATTCAGACGGAGCAATGTTGGTCAGCGTCAAGCCGCCAGCGGTGTAGCCAGTGCCACTGATCTCGCCAGTGGTGGTGTACTGAGAGGTCGTTACATTGATGTTCGCAGCCTCAGTGTACAGCGCAATCTTAAAGACATCGCCGCCAACGACCCGAAAATCATGCACCCCTTCCAGAAGCTGCTTCTTGAAGCTTGTGCAAAACGCCTGAACAATCATCGTTCATCCTATGTCGGCATGATCCGAGGCAGATCAAGGCGGAAGTTATCCCGCTTATCCTGACCTTCACCCAGAACCTTCAGCCGCCCAAGAGCTTCATCATACCGCGCACGATACAGGGCAGTCAGATCAGCGTCACCCTTCATGTAGGTGTACGCCTCAGACAAACACCCATAGAACAACACACTCTCAGTGTTATCCCCAAGCCAAGAATTGCCAGCCTCCACAATGCTGGGAGGCTCATAGAAGTAGTGGAGTTCTACTTCATAGAAATCATCCGGCGTGGGGGAAACCACAAAGGTCGCATCATTGAACAGGGCATAATACCTCGGCACCCCCGTATAAGACGGGTCTGGGAACGCCTCATTGATGTACCCAACCTCTTTCTCAAGAAGGTATGAATACACCCCTGTTGCGCTCTTAGCGGCCATTGAATAGGCCGCAAGGAAATCTGTGGGAGCCGCCAGATACTTGTTGCCCGAAACAAAGTTTGATGTGGCATTACGCTTGAGAGCCGGGATCTGAACCGATTGATAGATTCGATCCTCAGCTAGCTTCACAATCTCAGGAATAGCGGCAATGAACTCAGACGAAGAGTTCTGCGTGTAATCCTGTAATAGGGTTACAAGAGTTGCGTAGTTCATTGCTGCCTATCCCTCAGCCCATTGGGCCGCGAGCCATAGTACCCTTTGTGGCCGCGCCTGTCCCGCGAATTTTCGTGGGCTTGTAGGGGGCAACACGCTCATCCACAATGGCTTGATCCGGGGCCTTGGCGTTCTTGACCACCTTGCCAACCGCGCCAGTGTTGGAACCCTGGTCAGCCGAAACCGACTTGAATGGGTTGCCAGTGCTGGGGCCTTTGGCCCGACCACTCTGGTTCATGGCACGAGCGATATTCCGCCCGTACTTCTTCATGTTTTCGCTTGTCACTCCAGCCATTTGCTTCGTCCTTATGAGATGTAAATGCTGACAATGCCAACATTGCCGTTTGAGGTGGTGGCTGAATTGCCCACAGGATTCCAGCCAGGAAGGCTCCTGCCCGGATTGATGTCGGGCCGTGGGTCTTGAAGAGCTACAGGATCATTGATTGGGAACTTGCCCAACTGATACTGAGGATGGTCAACGTCATTGCACTCATTGCAAACCTTCAGACCTGTTGGCTTCTGGTTGACAACTTGCCAAGTCAGATCCTTCAGATCTGCGCGCTGATAACAGCGGTCACAGAAGGCGTATGCCTTATTACCACGGGCAAACTTGACCGCCATAAACCGCTACCTCACGGGTAAGAAGACCAAGGCACAAACCTAGCTGGTTCACGCCCACGGTCTTCATCTGAGGCAAGCTTCCACTGCTCCTCATAATCAGCCTTGAGGATCTGCAACCTCCCCGTGGCTTCTGGCCGCTTCAGGGCAATCTGATACGCCAACGCAGCCGACAGTGCCGGGACAAACCGGACAGGCATATCCATAACATCGGTGGCAGATGTGGCATCCTGAATACGCCTCATCGTCCAGTATAGGATGGTGTAAGGCAGATCCGGCACAGGCCAGAGGGTGTACTCAGGATTAACCTGACGGTTCACATAAATCTGAAGGGGGCGACCCGTGGTGTTCTTGTTTGGCAGAGTGGCATAATCCCCTACACCAATGCGAGATACCGTGTAATCAAGAGCAGACCCACTGGTATTTACCCGGATCATGGTCTCGATAATATCAATGGTATCCTCGGCTAAGGGGTACGTCTTAACCCCAGGTGTCAGGACCAGGGTGTTCTCCTGAACAGTCCAGAGGTTGAGACCTCTATTGGACCACTCAGCCGAGATCATGTTCAGGGACCGACGAGCCGTGCGGAAATCATAACCCGTCCGGGCTTCAAGGCCCGCGCGTTCATACGCCTCCTCAATGAGGTCAGCGATGTCGAGATTCCAGACTGCGGTGCCAGAGGTTGTCATTACTTCTTCTTCCCGCTGAGAGTTATGGGCCAACTCTTACGGGCTGGTCCAGTTTTCTTTTGAGCCATGGTCGCCTTCTGGCTCGATGACATCTTGGCAGCAGCGGCAGCAGGACGACAAGCGGGATACCCCCGCTTTGACTTCTCAGAACCGCTACGCCCGCAGGGCTTCCCGGTCTTTACATCAACCCACTTCTCACCAAACCACTTGCCGAGACCGCCCTTCATTTCTTTGTGACCCTGTTATCAGGCCCACGCCAAGTACCACCCTTCTTCTTGTACTCCTTTGATGCCCAGGCATTCGCATAGGCAGAGGGGTACACATCGAACTTGGCCTTGGCGGCACTCTTTGCCGCAGCCCATAGCTTTGGGTTCTGCGGCTTTACCCGCCCGCCCTCTCTCATGCGGGAGGCTTCAGAGAGCGCAATCGCCACAGCTTGCTTCCGGTTTGTCACCTTCTGCCCGCTGG